TTACACGTAAGATATAGAGCTTCTCAAGCTGATGATAGAAGAATGAAATCATGGTTAACAGGTTCTGTTGGCGGTGCTAGTACTTCTACTCTTGATGCTATGGAAGTTAACTTCTTATCAGAAAGATGTCTATGTACTCAAGCAAGAAATAATTTCGTATTATTTGTAGCTTAATTTTTATAAGGTAAGGGCGCTTCGGCGCCCAATACCTTTAACTTATTTAATTATATTATATTATGTCAAAAGAAAAAAAGATAAACTCAGCCGAAATAGGTTGGGAAATAAAAGATAGAAGATATGTTATTAGAGGTGATAGAAACCCTTTAACATTTACAATAAAATCAAGACATACAGAGAAATATCCTCTGTTATATTTTGATACAGATAATAATACACAAAGAGCGTTAAGATATGCTACTAACCAATCATCACCTTTTGTTGATGAGCAAAAAGGAGAAGTAACATTGAGACATATTGTTTTTGAAGATGGAGCTCTTTTTGTAC